CGATACACCTTGAGGTACAAAATTGCTGACCCGCTTAAGTCATTTCTCGCCCAGACTGGTTTCACCAATCCCGTAAACCTCATATGGGAAATCCTCCCGTTCTCCTTCGTAGTTGATTGGTTCCTGCCAATCGGACCTTATCTCGAGGCTTTTTCTGCCTTCGATGGTTTGGTCTTCTTGGACGGGTCTCTAACTCAATTTACGAAGAATAGGACGGTTTCTGCCGTTGATAATGAGCAGGTGAGTCGCCTTAATAACACGTCATTTGTGATTGAGCACAGTCGTTATCTCGTTGATTGGGTTAAGCTGGATCGGACTAAGCTAACTGCTTTTCCGACCCCTACTTTTCCCCAATTTAAAAACGGGCTAGCTTCCGTTACTCATGCCGCAAATGCTATCGCGTTACTTAAGAGCGTCTTCTCTCATTAGTGGGGACGACGGTAATCCTTCTTTTAGATTAGGATGTACACATGTCCGCTATCGCGGCAGTGAAGTTGTCGTCCAAGCTCGACTTTGCCTTGGCCCGTCTTACGACGGACGCGGCGGTCGGCGTGGACTCAACGTTGAGCCCCGAAGGGATCAACCCCCAAGGGATCGCGTCGTGGGTCGACCGTAGTGGCGGTATCGCCATCGGTTACCCTCGCCTTACCTTTTCCGTACGCCCCCCCACGAAAGTGAGTCGGGTATACAAGGTGACGGCGAAGCTTGTCCTCCCGACACTCGAACAGACGTCCGCGTCTACGTCGACCGGCATTCAGCCGGCTCCGACGCTCGCGTACAACTGCTCTTGTCTCATGGAGTTCTTCCTACCGGAACGCAGCACCCTCGCCGAACGGCAAAAACTGTTCAGTGAGGTTGCCTCGCTTTTCGCCCGGGTTGTCAATGCGAGCGACAACGTGCCCACCGATTCAACGGGGAGCCCGCTGGAGACCGCTGTGACGACTTTCGAGAACGTGTACTAAAGCTTGTACACGCTGTAGGTTGAACTTCGGAGGTGCCATGTCTTCTAAGAAGTATGGCGGTAGATTCCATAAAGGAATCACAAGCTACCGCGTTCCCGAGGGCGTTCAGTCCTCGGTCATCTCTTCTTACCTCGAAGCACTTGATTGTCCTCGAGCTCTGACTGTCGCCATCCTCTTCCGCGAGGGAGAGCATGACCAACTTTCAGCGCTTGAGTTCAATCCTCTCTGTTACGAATCATTTGTAACATTGAGGGATTCCTACGCCGCCACAAAGTTCTTGTCTAAGTTTAAGGGTTTAACCCTTTCACATGACTTGGACCATGTTGCGTTTGAGAAATTCGAGAAATTCGAATCTCTCTGTAGGGGTACCAATCGTCGTTTTCGAGCCTTAGAGTTCGATCCTTTATTTAGGGGTCGAGCCGTGTGGCTGCATAACGCAGTCATACGTAAAATTTCTAAGATCCTAGGCGACTTTTCGGTCAACGAGGTTTTTGAGATGCCTGACTGGGGTCCTGGCGCATCTACGCTTATTCGGCGTAGAGACGCCAGTCCAGCCAAGAAGTTCCGATGCGAAGTCGGAATAACGCGTGATCTGTACAACCTTATCCCTTGGTCGGCTTTCGAAGAGTTTTATCCTTCTTGGGCTCTCCAGCTTGTTGATTCGGGTTTTCCGAATTTCCAAGTTGGGAATAAGGTGATCACCGTACCGAAGGATTCGTCAACCAATCGCGTTATTGCCATCGAACCTGGAATCAATCTTTGGTTCCAAAAGTCCATTGGCGATATGATTGGGAGGCGTCTCCGGAGGTATGGGGTCGACTTGCGCTACCAGTCGAGGAATCAGGAGCTGTCGAGAATCGGTTCTTTAACCGGCTCTTTGGCAACCGCTGACCTCTCTTCTGCTAGCGATTCCATTGCTAGTTCCGTCGTTGAGGCTTTGTTGCCTCCGCGCTGGTTCTATTTAATGGATTCCTGTCGATCTCATTATGGCACTCTCAG